TGTTCTATCTTGTATTTGATTATATGCTGATGCTATACACGTTTCAATTCTAACGTTTTTCTGCTCAGCTAAATTAGTTAATACAACAACCATATCGCCTATTGCATCAACAAACTCTGCTTGATCATCTTTTAACATTGCTTTAGCCAATTCACCAGCTTCTTCTTGTAATTTAATATATTGAGTTCTGGCATCGCCATTTTCATATATACCTCTTACTTTGGCCCAATTTCTGATTGAATCAAATATACTTTGTTTAGAATCAATATAGTCTTGTAAAACTTCTAAGCTATTAAAATTGCTAAATGCTTCCCATAAAGCTTTATTATATACATAGCTTCTTTCGCTATTAAATCTTTAGATATGAGCATTGTCTTCAATCCATCTAGATATTTCTTCATCTAGTACAATTTTGCCAAACTCAGTTTCCCAAGTCATTCCCAAGCTATCCATTAATCTACCTTTAAGTTTATTAACAGGTACTGGGAATGTTGTGGTTTGTTCGGTTACGTTTATTTTCATTTTAAATAAATTTTTATAAAGTTTATTATCAATCTTATATCCATAAGACTGTTGAAGTTCTATCTCTTTATCCGATATATAATCTATATCGTCTGACTGATCAAGAACTTCGTACTCTCCAGGCTTGTAGCCCTGCGCTAGCGTAACTCTATTATTAAGATTACGTGTTACGCCAATTTTTTTACCAGGTATGTGATAAATATAATACATTATTTTCCAACGTTTAGTTTTGCCTTTATTGGAGGCAAAGGATTATAATTAAGTATTTTAAATTGTTTTTTATTTGGTATCTTTAATCCAGGATTACTTCTGTGTCCACCCTTATATATAATGCCGTCACCAGTTATTTTTAATTTAGGTAATTCAATATTACTTACATCTCTATATACATATTCTTCTGCGGCTTCAATATGATTAAGATATAAATGACAATCACCTAATTGTGCAATAAGTTTTCCTGGTTTATATTCCGTATTATGACAAAGCAATTCAAGTAATATACCATACATTGCAATGTCATATGGTAAACCTAAAAATACATCTGCAGAACGTTGAATCCATATTAAATCCATTTTACCATTATTTATATTAACTTGTAAACCATAATGACATGGTGGTAATACCATATTCTTTAATTTGTCTGCTCTCCAAGCATTTATAATATGTCTTCTTGATGATGGATTAACACTAATATTATATATTAAGTTCATCAGCTGATCATATCCATTAAAGTCACGCCATTGTGCACCATAAACTGGTCCAAGCTTTCCATCTTTACGGCCAGACCTTGCATAATCATCATCCCAATAATGTACACCATTATCATGTAGATAACCTAGGTCGGTTCTACCCTGTAATATCCATAATAATTCAGTAATAGCATGATTAAAATATATCTTCTTCCCAACTAATAAAGGAAAGCCTACAGACATATCGTGTTCTAATTGTCTACCAAATAAAGATTTAGTACCAACCTCGGTTCTGTCTTCTTTTGTAGGGGCATGTAATAAACTTGCCATTAAAGCTCTATATTGATTTTCTATATTTGTCATAATAATATTTACACATTCTATAATATTCAGACCATATTGTGTGTTTGTCATAAATAGACGGCGATATATTTCCTCTTTCGCCTCTTTTATATGGTCCCATTCTAATTTCTATTTTCCAAGCTTGAGCATCTTCTTTCATTCCTACTGGTGATATTCTTATGTTATTTCTAACACAATAATTATATGCCTTCCGTTCTTCTTCACTTGGAAGATATTGTGGCATTCTATAATTTTTTCTTTTACCGTATATACTTTTCATTTATTCCCAAGGCATTGGTTCCGCTTCTAATTGTAATGGTTCGTGTGGTATAAAGCAACCTGAACGTGGCTCCCACGTAAAGTGTGCCTCAGCACCATTCTCACCAAGATTTTGAAACTTAACTTTTAAAACTTTAGCTTTAACGGTTTTAGCTTCATAATCCCTATGAACTAATAAACCGTGATAACTTGCATCATACCATTCGCCACCACCTTTAATGTTGTACATTGTTGGCTCTTCAATTTTACCATCACTTGTTTTATACATTTTAGTTGGATGTGCTACTATGAAAACCAATACATCATACTTTTTAGCAAACATTTCAATTTTGCTTAAGTATTCCATTGTATATCTATTTACATCTTCAGTCTTGCAATCTACGTCTCTAATCTTATTAAATGGGTCTATAACAAGGCATTTAATACCCTTACGTTTAACTAATTCTGCTCCTTTACGTAATACTGTTTCAAGAGTATAACGCTCCATATCGATGAAGAAAAAGTTATCGTTAACGTGTTCTGCTACTTGTTTCCATTTAGCTGTGCCAATATCAGATTTTCGCGGCATATCTTGCCAGACTTTACGCATCAATTTATGCGCATGTAAATATGTAGGTGCATTTTCTGGTGATGCAAATGCTGTTTTCCAGCCGTAGTTATTATTATACCCTACAACCATTTGATCGACAAAATCAGACTTCCCACTACTAGGGATACCAGTAACAGTAATAAACTGTCCAGTATAAGTGCTGAATATTTCGTCGAAGTTTTTAATACCAATTTGGTACCCTTTCTTAAAACCGTTTTGTACAAAGTCAGTAACTTCATGTTCTATATCTTTAAAAGTTGTTACATTTTCTAATGGAACTGGTCTACATTCCACAATTGTTTTTGCTAAATCCTCTTTACCATATTTTAATAAATATTCATTAGCATCTTTACAATCAATAAAGTTAACTAAGAAACAAACCTCCGCTCCTAGCCTTCTAATTAATTCTGTCTGCAATGCTATACCAGCTTCATCAGCATCTACTGCTAAGATTATCTTTTCTTTATCCTCAAAGTAATCAATACAATTATCTAGATAATCTAAGTTGTTATGATTTAATGTAGCTCCGTTTGGTACAGATATTACATTATTTATTCCCGCTTCATGATAAGATAATACATCCATCTCACCTTCAACAATAACACAAGTGTCATAACCCACTATGCTATTAATATTATAAAAGACTTTCTCAGCACCTTTATATAATTTAAAATGCTTACGTCCGTCTCTATATTTTATATTGATAAGCTCATCACCTATCATGTAGTTGAACTTAATCGTATTTTCAACCTTGCCTGTTTGTGGCATGAATTCCGGGCCTTCAGATACATTTATTTCTTCTAATGTATTTTTTGATATGCCTCGCTGTTCAAACCATTCAATTACTTTACTACTAACTGGCTTATGCGTTTTTGTAGAATAATCTGGTTTAATATATTCTTTATCCCCGCCGCCTTTACGTTGATAAGTATGTAATTGAAATGTTGAGTTACAGTTGTGGCAAGTACCAAGACCACGCTCCCAATCATAACTAGCACATTTTTGTTTCCTGTTTTCAGGCTTACGGTTATGTGAACACAGGGGACAAATCCCCTGCGTTGCACCAACCTTCAAATCATGCTGGTTAAACTGGTCGATTAAGAATCCATTAATCTCCGCGTTGTTTACTTGCATTTAATTTAATTTAAAATGGTAAATCATCTACCGGCTGTGATACTGGTGCTGCCGCCGGTTGATCAGTTCGAGGTGCAGCGTCTACGTTATCGCCATTTGTCCAAACAACTTGAACATTACCTAAATAAACTTTAGGTACTTTAGCATCACGTTCCTCTTTCGTTTGAGCTACTACAACAGGACCTTGATTTCCGAACTGGTCGACTTCATCATTAATCGTAATTGTAATAGGTAAGTATTTTCCTTTCTTGCCGTCAATAATTTTTGACTTGTCAATATTGTTAAGGTTAATACTTGTTTTAATAATACTTGCCATTATGCGTATTGATTTATTTGGTTAAACATTCTTTGTAACTGGTCCTTATTAGCACCTGTTACTCTTCTAAAATTATCTACAGCTTTTAAATGATTTTGATTCTTGTAAAAATTATTTACTGAAGTTTCTAATCCTGTTACTGTACAAATTTTTGTTTGTGCTTTTCTAGTTCTTGCCATAATTTAATTATAATGTTAAGTTGATAAAATATTGTGATGGGTCAAATCCATCTGTTTTGTAGAATAAATCGTAAGCTTCTACTGCTCTCTTAACCTTGTCTTGTCCTGACCTATAAAAATCAGGAGAACAATCTACAACCGCTATTTGATGAGTGTTTTTATCTATTACAATAAAACAAAACTCGTATCCAAATAATTTACTATAAATATATGCTTGAGAATCGTAATTCCAGCGGTAAGCAGAGCGCTTGAAAGAATTTATATCTGAGGTAGTCTTTAAGTCAATCACAAGTTTATCATCATGATTAACTATATCAGCCTTACCTTTCCACATCGCTCCTTCAAGCTCTGCAATACCTGGCTTCTCATACTCAACATCAATACCACGAATTAACTCGCGACATATATCATTTTCCAATACTTTTTCAGTCATTAAATAAATCTTGTCAACTTCATGTTGTAATAAACACAACTCTCCGTTTGACATTTCTTTATATGCCTTAGTGTTTCTAGTAGACGCTTCTATTATCTTAAACTTTTTAAGCTTATCCGGCTCAAGTATAGCTGTGTGAAAATAGCCGCCTACTAAAAACGCTGGGCTTGGTTTGGATGGTTGTCCAAGGGCTAAGGGGTTAGTTAATAAAGTTCCGATGTCAGAATTACTTAAATACTTTTTACCAAAGTCCCCATAGTAATGTTCATCATTTCTTAACTTCTCAATAACCTTTTCTTTTTTCATTTATATTATCTGTATTGATTCGTATCTAACTTGCAACTTTTGCTTTACTTAATGTTGAAAGCTGTCCAGGTGTTAAATCATATTTAGCTTTTATAGCTTCTAATTTACCTCCTGCTTTTAAATAATCAATTGCTTTAGTTACATCACTAAGTATTTGTTTTGTTTTCTGTTTAGTTGTAACTTTGCCGTGATTATTTGTTGCATCACTATCTTGCGTATCGTCGATTAATAATAAGTTTCCTAACGCATATTTTTTAGCATAACTCGACGCTGAACCAAATTGCTGAGGTGTTTGCATACCTTTTTGATTAAGATCAACACCTACAATAGCAACAGCTTCAATAGACATACCTTTATCATCATGCAATTTTGCAGTTGTCTTAATAATAGGCATAGGATCGGTAGCAATCAATTCTTCATTAATTGTTACTGTAACTCCTAACTCGTCGTTAAACGGTTTAATTGCTTCGAGAATGTCTTCGGCAGAGCGAAAGTAATATTTGCCGAATGAATTAAATCTACTTTTCTTCGATTTAAATTTTGTTTGAATTTTTTGTAGTCTTTGGTATATGGTCATAATAATATAATTACATAATTTTAATTAAACTTAAACGGTAATATTCACCGTAACTTATAGGTAATCAAGCACTTGCGAAGAATCAACATTAGTAATTAAACATTGTATAGCATCCCGTTTTATCTGTGAAATACGTACATGAGCAGTACTAACATTAATATCTAATTTACCTGCGATTTCATTTGCAGAGTGTTTGTCACAGTCAAGGCCATAACTTAATCTTAGTACCTCATACTGTTTAAAATCTAAATGTTTTTTCATTAGTTGTAATAAATAAGCATTGAGTAAATGTATATTATATGGTTCTGATTTATCAATAACTTGATATGCCATATTCTCATCATCATTAGGTTTATCATCAATACTTGAAAATACACTATTAAAAAACATAGCAACCATCTTTTCGTCATTAGGGTTGCGTCTTATTTCATTTAGTTTATGTTCAGGGATACGTACTCCGCCTCTATTAATATCTACGGCTCTCCGTATCGCGCCCTTAATTCTTTTAGATAGAAACGACTTAATTGTTTTTTCTTGGTCGTCAGACTTCTTTAATGTTTCTCTATCTATTTTACTAGAAGCGGCAATCAATCCATATGCACCTTCTTGTAATAAATCGTTTATACTTAATACACCAGAAGCTTGATCAGAGGTTGATTGTTTCCTAGCTAATGTTTCAACTAGCGGAAGGAAATTAATTACTATTTCTTCATCTGTTAACTTTGTATAATCTCCGTCTACTGGTTTTTTAACACGTTCTATTGAAGATTTTAATTCTTCTTTATATCTAACATAATTAGCTATGTTATATTTTCTCATAATTCTTTATTTAGTATTTCTTTTTCTTGTTTTAATTGATTACCCATGTTTCTGTATATAGTACGGGTAGTACACTTTAATGACTTAGCTAATTTAGCTATAGTTATTTTTTCTTTATTATCATTTAAATCTATCATGCATTGGTATATGTCATCTTCACATACTTTTTTACTTCTACCAATTAGTTTTCCAACTATACTTAGTTTTTCACTTAATGATAAACCAGTATAATCTTTAAATATTACTTTACGAATACGATTACGTGGAGGAGTATCTCCAACACCTAAAACTTCATCAATCATATTATTAAGTAATTTTTGTTTAATAAAAAATGTAACAAAGCCATTGTCTTTATTTGCTATAAATTTAAATACCGACGTCATGTCGTCTTCAAGTGACAATTCGTCACCTTCAATACCGTCATAGTTTAAATAATATAAAACTAAGAAGTGCCACTTCAATGATTTGTATGTGGTAATTTTAGCTTTACTTCTAAATAAACTATAGCATTCATATGTACCCCCTGCGTAGTAATCATATAGATCAGTACTTTCGGTAGGAACATCTGTAATAGGATTTCTTCTGTAATTTACTTTCCTATCATTCAGCCACTTCATATTTCTTTCATGTGACATTTGCTTATTACTATTTATTATTTCTAGCTTTTGTCGCCCTAGGCTTCTTAAATTGTTTTATTGCTGAGGCAATATTTCTATAATTAGTTTCAATTAAATGTTTATATAATCTTCTTCTCATTTTCTTGTATATTTTACATCACCGTAAACAATCAATTGTATATCGCTATCTGTATACACCGATTTGTCTGGGTAATTTAGGTATCTATTTACTATTTGTGTATTATTATCCAGCGGTAGATTGTAATTTATATATATCGCTGTGAATAGTGCAGAATTGATTGCTATCAATATCACTATAATAATTTTCGACAACGTCTCTAGGAATTGTGTCATGTGTGTAAGGTGTTTCATTTTTATTGCATATTTTTCGTTTATCTATAATATAATAACGCCAGTAACCGTGTATAGCATTTACCATTTTATATTCATCTGGCATACACTGTGGTGGGCGTTCAAATTCTTTGGTTGGCATTCCAGCTGGTGGATGCATTAAAGCTTCAGCACATTTAGTAATAGTTAAATGTCTTTTGCCATAACGTTTAGTATATTCATTGCCTAGTGCCAACATATGTTCATACAGCCAATAATAATGGTGTGTATTACTGCGTGTCCATATAGTAGATGGATGATTGAGGTGAGCTTGTTTATAGGGCACATTGTCGCCATTATTATAAACATGGTGTGCAGTACATAACATTTGTGCGGATTCCAATATCATCTTTACTTTGTGCTTATCATAAACATATGAAGCGGCACGCTTAGGGCAATCATGTAAGTAAAATATATTCATAGTTTGTCTTGTAAATCGTTAATTCTTTGGTTTATTATTGCAGCTTTTTCGTATTCTTCTGTAATTAAATATTCCTGTAATATTAATTTTAAATTTTTAATTTCACTTTTAATATCATCTTTAGGTGATTCAATACTTTCATATATATCATCATTAATTATATCTAACCCGTATGTTGCTGTATCTGGGTCAAGAAACTCCTCGTATAAATCTTTTTTAATACGATTATATAGCGCTTTATATTCTTTATCTGTCATGGTTATATTATCAGTTATTATTCGTATTTAATTTGCATCAGTTAATATGTCTATAATCTGTTGGGCATTACTTCTAACCTTATTATATATAGCTACTTCTTTTGCATTATCAAATGTACCTTTAGGAATTTCTGGTATATCACCGAATCTAGTTTTACCATTTTCAAAATCAGTATATGCCATATCACTTTTATACCTTTCAATTATTTTATTAGCTGGTAAAACAAATATACATTGCTCGGTGTATCTATCATGACAAGCAACCATAGTTCTATCTTTATCACCGCTCCATATTATATATGTATATTGGTGGTCTACATTATCTACGTCGGAATATAAGTAGCAACTGTCATAATACATATCGTATACTAATTTAGATGCCATTGCTGAACCGTCTTGTCTGTTATTTACATTTAACCAATTAGCTATTTGTACACCTTGCCATTCAGGATAACCGTCATGGTGATGATACATATGCACATAGCTGTGCTCAGTTACATGGTCAGGGTGTATAGCAAGACCGTAAGAACTACCTCTTGCATGTCTTCTATCTACGACCATAATTAAATTTCTAGTTGCCATATTCTATATCTTCGTTATTTGTTACCATCCATTCACAATCACCTAGTCTGTGACCAGCACCTATTAAGAATGCTTCACAGGATTCATGGTCTGGATTCCATTCGTTTTCTTCATGACATAATGCTCTAATATTATATTTAAATACTTTGCCTTCATCAAAGTCTAGTACAAATATATATTTAGTGCGTTCAAATTTTTCAGTGTAAGCCTCTTGTAATATTTCTTTCATAGACTTACCTTCATGACCCGGTCTTATATCCGTACCATGTTCTAATTCATATGCTTTACTACTATTCATCTTCTTCTAATTTATATTTACCTGAATCTAATAATTCTTCTCTTCTTTCGTCCATTAATTCTTCATATACATCTTGCCACCACTCTTCTAATCTGTGGTTAAAATCATACTCCATATCATCCCATATATTAGGTTCTACCCACACATCACTACCATGAGTTAATTCATCTACTGCTTTATCTGACCAGTCAGAATAATCTTCATAATAATAACCGTCTTGTGATACATACGGTCTTGATTCTTGAGTACACCAAAATACATCATAACCATCAGAGGTCATTTCACTGTATATTTTTAATGTATAATTGTCGTCTATATAATCACTTGTATTATCTAATTTACAACCATATTCTGATTGAATATATTCTAGTATCCAAGGACCATCAGGCTCTTCCATAAAGCCATCTTTTTCTAAATGTTCGATGATTATTTCATCTGTTAAAATTTCCATAATTAATTGGTTTTCAGTTAGTTGCGGGAACAGGATTCGAACCTGCGACCTTCGGGTTATGAGCCCGACGAGCTGACCAAACTGCTCCATCCCGCTATTTCGAGGGTTGCATCGTGCACAATGCCCACGCTTTCTGGGGTAACTCGAGTCGCTTGTAATATATGCGCTTCCGCTACCGTCCTTCGTGTTTTAACCCATAATATTTTTAGACCCTGCGGAATTTTACCGCGACCGCGTTTGAACCACGCTGCTAAACTTACTGGTCTTAAAACGAGCCATTCACTTATGTGGTTTCCCCTAATTAAGCTACTCGTCTCTGTGTAACAAACACTAATTTGTTTCTCTAGTTCCGTTGGCTTCTAGCCAATTCAACATATACTCAATTGTTCTTGTCATTATCATATTCTTCATTGCATTGTATTCGTCACCTTCTAAATTTTCCATTTCAGGTATACCATCAATAGCCCAGTCAATTGAGTCATCTAATTGTTCTAGCATTACTTCGTGTAAGTATTCTGCTACTCTATCTATTTCTTTCATTTTACTCATTGTTAAATAATTTTTCTCCGTATTTCCAGTCGTATACATCCCATGAATGCTCATTTAAACTTGCATAGATACATAGGTCTTTTATAGTTCTCATAGTTAAGTCACTATAATTTGTCCACCTGTGTAGTTCAGCAATAATAACTCTAGTTGATGTAGGATATTTTCTTAGTTGTTTTTTTAGTTCCAGTTTTACTTCTGGTTTAAGTTGTTCATATAAATTTTTCATAATCGTATTTTTATTTGTTACATATATATTATCTACAAATGGTCGTGTTGAATCTGCAAACTATCATTTGTGTATAGCACCTAGAATCCATAATGAGGTGTTGCTCCATTTAGTAAATGTATTACTACACTTACCCAACCAATCAAAGCTAATCCTGTTAATCCTGTTAATGCTATTTTAATAGCGTAATGTTGGAATTTTCTATTCATTGTAGTCTTTTTTAATTGTTAAACCTAATTCTCTCGCAACATAGTTAATATGTTTTTGGGTTGTTACACTCCACCATCCGTGTTGTACTAACATTCCCGGATATTCTATCGTTGCGACGTGAGTTGAGTAAGACCATATGTCATTACCTACTCGTCTTAAATTTTCTTTGTACCTATTAAATTTTCTCATTAGTATATTTTTTTTACGTATATTTCTTGATTTGCGTTAGCAAGAGCTTGTCTCCACTCCCACTCTTTTTTCCTGTACTCATAATCAGTACACCATTTTCTCCATGCTTTTGATAAGTCATTAGAGCCATACTTTACTTCAAACTCTTCAACTTGCTTTAATTTATTAGCTATTTTTACTGGGTCAAAATCTTTGAATGTTACCATGGTAATATAGTTTTTTCAATATAAGTTAAACCTTTGAATTTAAGCCAGTGTGATTTACCAAATTTGTATTGTGGTATGTCATCTTCATCTTGGCCAAGGTATTTAGCTTTGAAGCCAAATGAGTTTGGTAAATTGCCAACTGTATAACCTTTATAATAAGTGTTATTGAATTTAATAATGTTGTCTTTTAAGAATTTAATTTTAGTCATAATTATATTTTTTATTTGTTACATATTTATTATCTGGAGTGGGTCGTGTTTAAACTGCATAATATTTTTTACTAAATACTTGTTTTTGTGGTACTTTGTATCTTCTATTTCCCATTCCACTACACTCACCATAAACTTTTAATATTTCTCGGTGTTTGTGTTTTCTCTCTATTTTCTTACTTTCTACATATTTCAGTAGTTCTTTCATATTAGTTACTTTCATAATTTTCTAGCTTTTCTTGAACCACTTCAGTGCTTCGTTATATGTTTTAGTGTATCTTGGTGGCTTACCGTCATATTCAAAGTAACTATAGTGATAGTGTTCGTGAATTTCCTGTAATGCCGTCATAAAATCTTGTTCGTCAATCATGTCATTTTCAAACATTTTCATTTGAAATGCCAGTTCTTCTAGTAATTTTTTCATAGTATAGTTGTATTATGGTATTCATGGATTTCATTAATTGCCTGTATAAATTCGTCTTTATCTGAAATTCCTTCATTTAGACACTCTATTTGGTGACCTATTTCAGTCATTAATGTTATAAAGTTATGATTTGGTCTAGGTTTTGCTGGTGGAAGTTTAGATAAATTATATAATTCTAAAGCTTCTTTGGATACTTTTTTTGAGTACATAGTTATTATTTTTATTTGTTACAGTTATATTATCTAAATTACTTCGTATTTAAATTGCAAAAGTATATCAATTGTTTAATAGTATAAAAAGTATTGTAGGTATAATCTGAAGTCTCTCTTTGTATAAAGTAAAAATAGTGACATTAGCTAGTAATATTAGTTATAATAGTAAGCAATTGTCACACTATTTACCGAGTAGACAACTTGTCATGTTAGTAAGTATATATGACAATACGGCATACGGTGAATTTCCGGCGCAATTTTTGCTATACGCAATGCTATACATTGCTATACAGCATCACCCAGCTGTTGAGTGACCTTTGGTAGGGGCTCGAAGCTCGGGTGTAGATAGCTGGGGATTTACTGTATCGTTTGCTTATTAGCTCTTCACATTCTTTTAAGAGTCTCGAAATCGATGTTAATGACTCTCCCTCTGTTGTTTCTCTTTTGCTTACGCTAGCTCAACTCTTTCGAGTACAACATCTCTTACGTTGCTTGGCATTGCTGTTGACTGAGACCAGTAGCCTCGCTTCAACCAGCATGGCATTATGCTTAGCTTAGGCAACATTACTTTAAGCACTTCATCATGGTTGTAAGTTACTTTTTCTTTTTTGTTGTTGACAAAGGTTATTATCTGACCTCTACCATACCATGACTTTCTTACTACGAAGTTCTTACGTGTTATCGGTGGAAAGATTTCTTTTAATTCTTTCTTACTTAATTTACTGATTGCTTCATTTAATTTAGTGTTTGACATAATTTTAAATTTAATTGTTATATTATTATTTTTATTTGTTACACTTATATTATCAAAAAAACCTCGTAATGAATCTGCAAATGCTATACGACTTAGCTGGTCGCGTCGAGGCAACCCTGCTAGTCCTGAGAACCTCGAAACGTAAACGGAAAACGCAAGGGGGACTGGGTAAATAAAAACAGCTTCCGAAAAGGCGGTGCAGGTAAAATACGATTGCGTAACCCATTTTCTCTATATATCTAATATGACATTAGCTACTAGTATATAATAGTAATACCCTATCGTCACGTTCTTAAAATTTTAATAATACAAGTGATAATATACATATGGCACAGAAATTATCACCAACAGCACGCCGAGCAAAGGCAGCAAGGGACAAGAGATACGCTATGAGTGAGTGGGGTAAGTATAAAAAACGTACTGCACAGCAAAAAGCATGTCCTGATGGTTATGATTATGACCATAGGCTCAAAAAATGCGTAAAATCCTCTAAGAATAGAGCCGGGGGAAAAGGTGGTACCAAAAACGAAAAAACTAGATCGCGTTATGGGTACTAAAAACCAGTAATTTTACGTAATTATACTAATATAAAACCAAAACCAATGACATTTTATTACAAAACCTACTCCTGGGCGAACAATAGTAGCCAAGAAGTACCTGAAGAAACCAGAAAACTCTGGGAACATTTAGCAGAAAAGAAAAACTGGCGAATTGTTGAACTACCTAACGGCTTTTATCAAGCAGAATATCAAAAAGATGAAGAATGGGTTGACGTTACTAGACGTGAAACCATAGAATCGGCTGAAAAAGCAATTGATGGTAGCATCGAACACTATAAAAAGAAGCTGGAGTTCGCAAATGGACCTAAAGTAGTGAAAACTTTTAAATAATAACCACTTAAACACAAATTTAATCAAATGGAATATAATAACCCAAGTGAGATAGTAAAAAATCTGTCTTTCGGGACAGATGCAAGAGAAAAAATCATGCACGGGGTTGATAAACTAGCAAATGCAGTAAAGTCGACCCTTGGTGCTTCCGGTAAATGCGTTATATATGAAGACGCTATGGGCCGGCCGGTCATTACAAAAGACGGTGTAACCGTTGCGGAAAGCGTAGTCTTATATGATCCGGTCGAAAACATAGGCGCAACTTTAATTAAGGAAGCAGCTAGAAATACAGTAAAAGAAGCTGGTGACGGCACAACAACAGCGACAGTGTTAGCGCAAACATTGTTGCATTTAGCGTATGCTAAGATTGATTCTGACGGTATTCGTGATATTAAATTAGGTATATCATCAGGATTGGATAAAGTGACTGAGTACTTACAGGAGGAAGCATTACCGGTCGAAGGGGACATGTTAAGATCCGTAAGTGCTATCAGTTGCAATAATGATGAAGCTCTAGGCGATATAATATCGCAGGCATATTCGAAAGTAGGCGGGGACGGTGTCGTTCTTATGGAAGAGTCTGAGACCCATGACACCTACGTTAAATTCGTAGAGGGCACTAGAATTAGTAGCGGACTTAAATCGCCGCATTTTATGACAGATAAGGATAAAGGTAAGGCAGTGCTAGATAACCCGTACGTACTGATAGTAACATCGCCAATACCAAATATCCGTAAAATACAAAATGTATTGGAGTTTGTTATTAAAAAGAAAAGGAGTTTGTTAATCGTTGCAGGCGTAGAACAACAACCTATGGCAGCTTTATTAGCTAACAAGGTTAAAGGCAATATAAAAGTTAATGTTGTAGATCTGCCTGGATTCGGTCCAACTAAGCAAGATACAGTAGAAGATCTTGCGGTATTAACTGGAGCAAAAATCATAAATGAAGAATTAGGTGATGATTTAGATCTAATTCAACCAGATGTTCTAGGCGAAGCAAAACAAGCTATAACTGATGAAACACACACTGTATTACAAATATCTAATCAAGGTGAAGTAACAAAAGAGCGTGTTGATTTAGTTGAACAAAAAGTTAAAGATGAACAAAATCCGTTCTTTAAGAAGAAGCTACAAGAACGTTTAGCTATGCTAAATGGACAAGTAGCAATGATTAAAGTCGGGGCAAATTCAAAAATAGAACTAAAAGAAAAGAAAGATAGGGTTGAAGATGCAATATATGCTACAAAAGCAGCACTACAAGAGGGTATTGTTGCCGGTGGTGGAGTTGCTTTATTAGACGCACACTATAGTATCAAGCCAGAAAATGAAGGCGAACGTATTTTATTAGAAGCTATAAAGTCACCTTATAAAACTATTTTAGATAATGCAAATTTAGAATACAAGGAAACAGGTAAAAAAGGAACAGGTCTTAACGTTATATGTAACAAACCTGTTAATATGATAGATGCTGGTATTATTGATCCTGTGCTTGTAACTAAAACGGCTCTTAAAAATGCAGTAAGTGTTGTCAACACTATATTCTCTGCTGATTGTGTAATTAGTAATATTAGAATAAATGCAGGCAATTAATTATTACGTAGTCGTTGAAAAAATAAAGGAAGCACCGAAGAAAGTAGGTGGCTTAGAGCTTACAGAGGATCAAAATAAAGATGTAAGATATTTAAAAGGAAAAGTAATATCAGCAGGTCCAATGGCTGATGTACTAAAAAAAGACGATATAGTTAGATACGACAAACAAGCAGGTCATGGTATTGAATGGAAAGATCAGCTATATTATGTTTTAAAGCTTGGCGATATAGTTTTAGTTGAATGAGACTAGATCCTAGCGACATAAGAGAATTAAATTTATTAAAGTATTATAGGCTCATTCGTAAATGGGCCTGTAAAACTTATGGCTTAAAAGACGCAGATTTAGAACTTTTAGTCTATTTAGATTGCAAATCGCGATTTACACGTAATGAATTTATAGAAGGCGCGTATACATATTCATGGGATAAAAACCGATGGGAAAGACTCCGTAAAGACGGATGGATAGATGTATGGCGTAATCGCAATAGAACAACTATAAAATACAGTATATACAAAACCTCATTTAAATGTAGTCAACTTATATCTCGTATATACAGAATTATGCTTGCGCAAGAAGACTTACCTACTAGCGAGCGTAGCGTATTTTATAATAATAAATCATATACCGATAAAGTTTATAATAAAGCTATAGATGATATGATTAAAGATAAAGACAGATAATGGGCTACAAAATGAAAACTAACATATCGGAAATGTTGGGTATGAATAAAGAACTTTCAACACCTGATACACCAGTATTTGAAGAAAATTTAGGTGGCTCCTGGGGTTATGCTAATATGGATAGAACAATTCATATAAACAGCAAGCTTAATAACTATCAAAAGAAAAAAGCCGTTGAACACGAAAAAGAGCATATTATGCAAATGAGAAAGGGTGAGGCTTGGTTTGATAGTAATAACGTTTATCATCAACCCGATAAAAGTAAACCAATACAAACTTACAAAAGAGTTGGTAGTGGAATATTAGTTAAGGGCAAAGTTATACCTAATGGGCATGAACAGAACCCAATTGAAAAACCTGTGTATAATACAACAGGGTTTAAACCTACAAAGTTAAGTTAATTATGGCAGATAAAAACGCACCATCAAAGAAAAAATCTCTTGGTTATTACAACCCCGTAAAAAATAAGAAGAAAGAAGGGGCAGCAGCTGGAGGGGGAATGACTAAAAAAGGTGTAGCTAAATACAGAAAAGACAATCCGGGCAGTAAGCTTAAAACAGCAGTTACCAAATGTGATGTTAAAGTAGGTACAAAAGCATACAAAAGACAAAAAGCATTTTGCAGTAGATCAAGAAGTTGGACTGGTGAAAGAGGTAAAGCCGCTAGAAGAAGATGGTGCTGCAGTAGACACAGATAATTATGTATAGAAACAAACCACAGGGTCTTGGAGACTCAATAGAAAATTTTACAACAAAAACCGGAATAAAAGGTTTTGTAGACAAAGTATCAACTGGATTGAATATCCCGTGTGGATGTGAGGGCCGAAGAGAAGCTATGAATAAATTTTTCCCATATAAATACAAATAGCATGAAATTTTTAAAAAAAATTAAAAATCACCCTTTTAAAATGGATAACTCTATATCTAGTGTTATTGATCCAAGTAGAAGTATGGGCGGGTTATTTAAACCATTAACAATACAGGATTTTAATAAACAGCAAGCAGATATACGTAAAGAACAGCAAGCTATGAATAGTGAAATGTTAGAGCCTTCTTTCGAAATTACATTTCCTAATTTTGATGCAAACGAATCTCCTACTAATTCAGATGTTGTAAATCCTGCAGAAACTTCACCAAGCGCTCAAACTAAAGCAAAAGTAACTGCATACAATGAAATAAAAGATGCTAGATTAAAGTCTAGAGCTACTAATAGATTAAGAAGAAATGACAAAAATAAAGACGGTAGCACTAAAGAGGAATATGCTAGTAGAAAACAAACAAGAAAAAATAGAAAAAGCGAAATAAAAAAAGCTAAAGTAAAAAGAGATAAAGCATTAATAAAAAACATAAATAACAAAAAACAATAATCATGCCAGACAAAAAACAAAAAGCCAAGGCAAAAGCTATAGCAAACGGGTTTGATCCCGTTGCAGCTGATAAGGTGTTTAAAATGAAATCACCTGAAGTTGCCTATATGGCAAAAGTAGCAGGTAGCCCAGCAATGGAAATGGACAAAGTAATGTACCAAGACCCTGAAGACAAAAAAACAGAAATAATAGGTGGTCAGCCTCAATTTGTAAGACAAAAATTTGACTCTTATAGAAAAGAAATATCCAGTACAAGAAGTAACTATGACGGAGCTAGAATGGCTAAAAATTATTTAGGAGGCAGGGGAAATAGAGCTTCCGAAATACCAACAAGAGAAGCTGTTGGCGGTGGAAAACAAACCAGTGCAGATTATGCTGTAATTAAAGGAATGGTGAAAGATTCTTTAACAATGGTAAACAAAGGCCAAGGATTTAAAGCTCAGCAATTGTATGGCAAGGATTTAGGAAAAGACTTTAAAAAATATGGTAATAATCCTGAAGGTTTAAGTAGCTTAAAAGCGCATACAATGTACAATCTTAGAAGAAGTGGCGTTACAGATGGTAATTATAGTAAAGAAAGAAAACCATACCCAGGACAATTTTTCAGCGGAGGTAATATACCTACGAATGCACCTTATTTACAGAAAAACCCACAAGAAATGGATGGGGGTAATCTTAAAAAATTCAAAACAAAATTTTATAGAGATGATCAAACTTCTAGCCGAGCTAGAAAAGAAGATGCAAGTAATGTTCTTAAAAGGGCTTTTAAAAGAGGACGAAATGCTTTTGAACAAAATTAAGTAAATTTTTGCTTAAATTAAATTAAATTAAATTAAATTAAATTATGAAAAAAACAATTTTATTAATAGCTCTGCTGTTTAGCGGAACTATATTTAGTCAAGACTATCAAGGACTATGGGCTGATACCCAAGTAGAAGACAATTATGTAGCTATATCATATAATGAAAAAAATGGATACGAGTTTACAAATTTTTCTTTTGCGGGGAATAACTTAATCAAAGAAGAGGTGTTAAGCGTTGAAAACGATTTAATACTAGTTTATGAAGAAGATGAGTATAAAGATATAGACACTCTATCGATAAAAACAAAAATTGAACATGTAAATATTGATGAGTGGGTGGTATATGCAGAATATAGATTTGTAGATGAATCGATTATAGAAGTGCTCTATACTGGTGATTATCATGCAACCCATAATCTTATTAGAAAAGAAATAAAATAATATGTCTAAAATATTATCTAAACTATTTGGTAATGCTGGCGGTGTAGTTGTAGACAAGCTGGCTGGCGTTGCTGATAAGTTTATACGAACTAAAGATGAAAAAGCTGAGTTCGAAAAAGAAATGACGCAAATATTTATAGAAGCAGAAAAAGAAATGCAAAAGAATGTTACCGAAAGATGGAAAGCAGACTTGGAGCATGGAAACTGGTTAACCCGTTCGGTTAGACCTTTAGTATTAGTATTCTTAATTGTAACTACTGTATTAATGGTTTTTATTGATTCTGGTTCTATAGAATTTACAGTTGAAGAAAAGTGGACAGACTTACTTCAGCTAGTTTTAATAACTGTAATCGGCGCATATTTTGGCGGACGATCAGTCGAAAAAATAAGAAAAAAATAATGCCTAGAATTAAAAACCTTTCTGTAGATAATACTATCAATAATAATGATAAGCTTTTAGGTACAGATGGTACAACTGGCCAAACAAAAAATTATAAAATTGAAGATTTAAGAAAATTTATAAGAAAAGGGTCTGTTTATACACATCATCAAAATACAGCATCAAATACTTGGACAATAAATCATGATACTGAATCCTTTCCAAGTGTTAGCTTAAAATTCTCAAGCAGCGATGAAGTCTATGAAAATGTAGGCGCATTTGCTGGCGTAAAATACAACAACAACAATACTATAACAATAACTTTAGCGGCTGCAGAAAGCGGTTACGCATACTTAAACTAAAACTATGGCAATACCATTTTTAAATCACTTAGACTTACGAGATGTATCAGAGCTGCAAAACGCTATTTTACATAAAACAACCTCTGGCGCAGCAGCAAACGTAAGGGGTAAATTAATATACGATACTGGAACTAATACAATAAAGTACTATTCACACCCAGATGGTGGATCCGGGGAATGGGTTTCATTAACAGGAGATACAAACACATTTAGAACTGTTCAAGCAGATGGTTCTTCAATTGGCGCTACTGAAACATTAAACTTAATCGGTGGTACAAATATAACATTATCTGAATCAGGCGGTGCTATTACAATTGATGGAGCTGCCGCAATGAAATTTTTCTTAGAAGATGGCGAGGGGACCGAAAAAACAATAAATCATAATAAAGAAGTTAAATTTACTGAAGGTGGCGGAGTTGACATCACCTGGACTGGAACTGGTACAGGTGGGGACACTGATCCTTTTACTTTAGAGTTCAGAAATACAGACAAAGGTTCTGGTCAAAATATATTCAAAACAGTTGCAACAAACCCAGCGCACAGTGGCTCACTTACTTTTGCATCAACAAGAAACCTTGAGGCTGATAGTAATAATGATACTTTAAAATTATTTGACGGTACTGGTATTAAAATTGAAGGTGCTTCCCAAGATGATATAATTAGAATAAGAATTGCAGATGGTGGGGTAGACACATTACAATTAGCTGCTGATGCTGTTACTGGCGCTAAAATTGAAGATGATGCTATTAACTCAGAACATATTACTGATGGTTCTGTTGATAATGTACATTTAGCTAATTCTAGTATGACTGTTAATGGAACAGAAAGAAACTTAGGTGATTCTTTTACAACTCCAAACGACGATGTTAGTGAAGCAAATTTAAAAAGCAGATTAGCCGGGTTTGATTCTGGTGATACTGTTTATATTGGGGATGGAGATAATGATACAGTAGTAGTTGTTAGAGGTACACTTACGGTTGAAGGTACTACAACAACTGTAAATTCTGAAACATTAACAGTTGATGATAATAAAATTGTTCTTAATGATAATGTAACTGGCACACCAACTGAAGATGCTGGTATTATAATTGAAAGAGGTAACCAAACTAATGTTGAATTAAGATGGGATGAAACTGATGATGATTGGGAATATACAGCATTTGATCATGCCTCAACCCCAGCCCTTACTACATATAAAATACCTAGAACATTTGCAACAACTATCGGTGATGGTTCGGCTACATCAATAGCTGTTACCCATAATTTAGGTTCAAAAGATGTGATAGTTCAATTATTTGATGTTAGCTCTTATGAAACTGTTTATGCTGATGTTGTAAGAACTAATAACAAGCAAGTTACAATGACATTTGGATCTGCTCCTGCAAATGGAGATGTTCGTGTTCTTATTAGTACAGTAGGTTAATAATATAAAAATAAAATATAGCGGCGCTTAGGTATCGCTATATTCAATACAATTAAGTAATATGGCAATACCATTTCTTTCTGACATTAGACTTCCATCCGCTGGGAAGGTATATTTATGGACTGGCCATAACGACAACTTTTTAAAATATGATTTGTGGCAAGCTTCGGCTTCTGCAGGTATGACTATCAAAAATATTGCCAATTCTGGCTCTATATTTTTTCAAACAAATTCTACAACAGCTTTAACGCTAGACTCATCCCAAAATGTAATTGCAGCTGATGCTTTTACAGGTAAACTTCAAGGGGCAGTTACGGGTGCGCCAGACGCTACAATTTGGCGTGTTAGTGGTCAATATACTAATTGGGGTATTTTTTACGATGAAGGAACACCTGATAAAATTCAATTTAAAGCAAGCGGAACTGTAACGTCTACAATTGCTTTAGATAATGGAGATATAACAACTTCAGGTATTTTAGATGTTAATGGAACAGGAACCTCAACTTTTGCAGGACCAGTATCAATAACTCCCCCATCATCTACTGGATGGCAAGGCCTTACTATTACTGGGTCCGGTACCAGTCACACACAAGGCGCTATTATACTTAAAAGTTCAACTACAGATACTCCAGAAGCCAGAGGTCAGGGTGTATTTATGTTTAATGAAGGTGATGATGTTACATGGTACATGGGTACTAGATACCAAGATGCAGATGAATGGCAATTAGGTAGAAAAACAGGAACATCTATAGATACTTCTGCCGCTGCAACAGATCAAGCACTTATAAAAGTTAATAGCACTGGTAATGCAACTTTTACAGGGGATATAGCTGTTGGGCCAAAAAGCAATGCAACTGTACAGGTTTCAGAAAGTGGTAATTCAACAGTAAAAATGTTAGCAGGGAGTGTAGGTAGAGTTGGTACGTATAGTAGTCATAATTTAAATTTAATGGCTAATAGTAACACTGTATTAACATTAGATACATCACAAAATGCAACTTTTTCGGGTAATGTAGATATTTCGGGTACTAAGATTACTATGGATACTATAATGCTGCAAGACGCAGCTGGTGGTAGATTAGGTTTTAATAGAGATACAAGCAATGGTGATATACACGATTCTAGTTACAACGCTTATCAAATACAAAATAATACAGGCGCAAGTCAGGGCGGTAAATTAGAAATACAAGAATACAATAGTAACGGGGTTTATGTAGCTTCAACTTTTATTACTGGAAATAAATTATACTTAAATGACTATGTAGTTCATAATGGTGATGAAAATACTTATTATGGATTTGAAGCATCTGATACATGGAGAGTTGTTGTTGGTGGCGCAGAAGCTTTAAATATAAATACTTCGCGAATTAGAACTAACAAGCACATAGAACCCGCGGCTGATTCAACATATAACATAGGTACTAACTCTGTAAGATTTTCAAACGTGTATGCCGATACATTACATGGTACTGTTGCATTATCTTCAGAAGCAAGTAACTTGGGTTCTTTTGATGACAGAGATATGGCCCCAGAGGATATGTCTTTTAGTGATGATTTAAAATTATTCTTTGTTGAAAAATCAGGTATAGAAGGCGGAACAGTCGGAAGCAATTGGCAAGACGCATTATTTATTAGTTCTTATGTTGATTCTTCAGGTGGTAATCCTAACCTATTAGCTTTTGATAAAAGTGAAAAGAAAATATATCATTATCAAGCCAGCGCAACCGCTACAAGCTGGGGAACACCAAAAGAATTAGCATATACAGATAGTGTTTTAGATTTAAATGGAGGCACTTTAAGTGGTGATATTGCTATGGGTAATAATGATATTACAGGTGTTGATAGAATTGCCTTTGATGATGGTATAGAGTTATATGGATCTGGCAATAATAATTATTTAAGATTTAGATCATTAAGTACTGCTAATGGAGGTATTCATTTTTATGATGGAGACAATACTACACAAGGTTATTTATATTATGATGGAGGCGCTACCTCTGCAATTGGTTTCTTAGACGGTACTGGTTCTTGGGCGGTAAGATGTGTAGAAAACCAATATGTAGAATTAAGATATGATAATTCTGTAAAATTTAGAACTTCAAACACAGGTGTTAATGTAACAGGTAATATGGCTGCAACTAACGATGTTTCTGGCGCAGGAGATTTATCTATAAGAAATGTAAAACTAAATCAAGGTAATTCACCCACTATTACATTAGGTGTAGTTAATAGTTCAACTGGTAATTCTAAAATTCAGTTTTATAGTAAAAATAGTGGTAATGCAAATGGTTACGCTGTACAATATAATAAAGATACTAATATTGATAGATTAGAATTTATTGATGGCAGTGGTACTGCAAACATTAAATTTATTAATGGTGGTGCTGCAGAATTTGCGGGAAGTGTAACAGCAACACAAATTAATACAGGACAAGGTGCTACAGAGGTTCATTTAATGAATCAAAATCTTAGAACAACTGATGATGTAACATTTGATAATTTAATTGTAACTGGTAATATAACAGTTACTGGTGATTTAAACACAGTTAGTGTTACTGATTTAGATGTTTCAGATAAAACAATAACTGTTGGTGTAGGGCAATCCGAAGCAAACTCAGGTGGTTCTGGGTTAAAAGTATCTGGACCAAGCACACAGCCAAGTATACTTTGGGATGAAGGCAATGACACTTGGGATTTTAATTATGGTATACATGTTAGCGGACAATCAGTTTTTGAAGCATTAGACGCTTCTGAGAGTATTATTCAACATTTAAGATGTAGCAATGGAAATAATGCTGCAACTTTTAGAACTTCTGCAAACGGTCATGTATTTGAAATAAGATCACAAAATAATGGATCAATAAAAATAGATTCATCAAACACATCTTTTACGGGCTACGTAAATGCTGCAAATGGATTTAGAATGGATTCAGGCCAAGCAATAGATTTTGTAGATAGTAATATTGGTTATAATTCTATAAAAAGGAATACTACATTAGGCGGTATACAAATAACTACTGGTGGAAATTCTTCTATGAATTTATTAGACAACGGGAATGTTGGAGTTGGAGGAGCGCATAATCCAGGCAGTAAATTTCAAGTTGATGATTATACTGTTGGTTCAAATGGTAGTCAAACTATTTATGGAAATATATCTAGTTTTTCAGATAGTGGTTCAGAAAATTTGTTTTTAGGTATTAAAAACGCTTCATATCCTAATAGAGGGTGGGCATTTAATCCGGTTAATAGCGGTGTAAATTGTGATTTAGTTATTAAAGAGCATGGATCTACCGCTGAAAGAATGCGTATTAAATCAGGAGGAGTAGTAACTATTAATGATACAGGTGAAGAAGGCTGGTCAGGTAATAAGTTAAACATTGGAGATACTGGTGATACAGCTTCAGGTATAAATATACTCACATCAACAACAGGTAATGCTTATATTTTATTTTCAGATGTAGTAGATGATAGCGCGACTGAATATGCTAATCAAATAAGATTTAGTCATACCGATAATTTCTTATCAACAAATATAGGTGGAACAGAAAGAATGAGGATTAATTCTTCAGGGGATGTCGGAATCGGAACGAGTAATCCTACCGCAAAACTGCACGTTAATGGTAATTTAGAACTACAAGCTTCTTGGCAAATTGGTAGTAATGATGGTAGTTACTGGCAAAGAATAAGAACAGTTGATTCTTCATCTGCAACCGCGCAAGCATTTAATTTTGAAACAAGAAATGGTTCTGGGTCGTTTATTACTCATGCAACTATTTTAAACAACGGTAACGTAGGTGTTGGAATTGCCCCTGTAGCAAAACTGCATGTTTATCAAAATGATTCAGCCGACGATACAACAGCTGGAGTTACTATAGAACAAGATGGTACAGGCGATGCTGCTTTGTCTTTCCTGCTTTCAGGTACAAGGAGATGGAGATTAGGAATTGATAATAATGACTCTGATAAATTTAAAATATCAGACTCTACTAATTTAGCTACAAGTAATAAATTAACAATAGATACATCTGGTGATGTAGGTATCGGAACAACTTCCCCTACTAGAAAATTAACTGTAATTGATGCTGGCTCGGCTAATGGGTCACAAAATATTACAGCCCAATTTTCAAATCAAACCTCAGGTGCAACTTCTAGCGCAATATATATAGGTGCTAGTTCGGGTGCTGATTGGCTTATAGGTAAAAACATATATGGTGTCACTAGTCAAACTTATTTCCAAATAGGTAATCAAGCTGGAACTACACCAGCTTTAACAATAGCACACACTACTAACAACGTTGGTATAGGAACTACTAGCCCAAGTGCAAAACTACATATTGAGGGGGGTGAACTTTTAATGAAAAACCCTAGTGGGAGCGCCGCACCTTCAATTAGATTTGAAGGAAATAGTGGTGGTACACAAAATGCGACATTAACTTTTGACCAATCTTCCCAAAACACCTTCACAATAGCAACGGGATATGTTAGCCCAACAGATTTAAACAGAATAAATATTGCACCAGCTGGTGACGTTGGATTAACAGTTATAGGTGGATCATCTAATACGCCTCAGGTCGGCATCGGCACTACTTCCCCTACATATAAATTAAGTGTTGCAGGCGCTATTTCAGGTAGTGGATTTGTTACATACACAAAAAATTATGGTTCATTAAACTCATCTGGGAATGCAGTGGCAGGAATAACAGCAGATGCAAATGGAAATGGTAGTTCATGTGGGTTTACATTTACATGCTTTGGAGGAGCTGGTAAATATCAAAAAGTGGTGTACGCTTGTTACAATGATTCTGGAACATGGAGGACTAAAAAAGTTATAGATGAAGGTACTAATGATTTAGACGTGGCTGCTTCAGCTGATGGTTCCACAATTACATTTACATTTAGAGCAACATCATCAACCCAATATTATACCCCAAGAGTAAAAGTAGAAGCAGAAGGCCACAATATAAATTCAACTTACGCATAAGATATGGCACAAATTAAAAAATTATCAACTGAATTACAAGTAAAAGATAAATTACTAGATACAAGTGGAGATGCGGGATCCAGCGGACAAATATTAAGTTCTACAGGTACTGGTACTAATTGGATTAATGCTGCAACATTTAGCGGCGGTACAGTTGCTAATGCAGCAACTTTTAGTAGTCTAGCAACTTTTAATAATGACATACTTGGTAATGGCCATATTTATGGTAGGGCTGTAGATGGTCAAAGTTCTAGACTATATAGATTTGGCGGTTTATATTTAACTTGGGACAGTGATAGCTATGGTACTAATGACTCCCATTCATTAAGATCCACATATGGCAATAACTTTACAGATAGTATTACATTAAACTCATATAATCACATAAGATTTAATATTGATAGTAATGACAATAACTCTACAAGTTATTTTGAAGTTGGTGATGGCGTTACTGATACTAGTAATGTTATATTTAGATTAAACCAAGACGGTAATATAAACACAACAGGTAATATAACTTTTGACAGCACAACAAACCATAGTTTAAATTCAGTAGTTAACTTAGTATTAAATGCTGATAGCGATTCTAATAGTAGCACTGCTTATAGAAATATAATATTTAAGAGTAGAGGAACTGAAACAGGAAGAATAGACTATGAAGGTAATGCAACTTTTACAGGGAATGTTGATTATAAACCTTACCATATCCCAAGTACTGGCGGTACTGCAGGTTGGTATAAAATAGGTGCATTATCAAGCTTTGGGCAAGGTGGGAACGTGGCTGTTATAGAAATAGAAGGGCATCAAGGTTATAACGCTGCAAATAATCAAGACTATTCTATTAAGCTATATTTTAAAACATCTAATGGAAATGGTGGCGGACCTAATAATCAAAATTTTAATTCTTGGTACGAAAGAACAGGATTAAATTCATCATTTATTGAGCTGGTATGGAAAACTTCAGCTAGCAACGTATATGATTTATATATGTATATTCCAACACATTCTCAATATGGTTATTATACAGTAAGAAAATCAACAGGTACATGGAGCCATTCAGGCACATCATCTAGTGATCCTGGCGCTAATAGTAGTACTATTTTAGAAGCAACACAATTATTTAATATAGATGGACCTTTAACAGTTGAGAGTACTGCAACTTTTGCAGGTAATATACAAGTGGGAGGATTCGATGATGGTAGTAACTATAGCGCGACGATAGGTTGGAACGCTGTTGATAGTGAGGCTGTAGGTACTAAAAGATCTAATTTAACTTTTGAGACTGGTCAAACTTCTGTTAATCAAGAAGATATATACAAGTGGTCTATAGCAATGATTGCTGCACCTGCTACTGTTAGTGGAGAGGAATTTGGATCTGATTTAGCTTTTTTAAGAAGCACTAGAAGTAACACATATACAGACGAACCTTCATTAACCTTAGGTAGAACAGGTAATGCAACTTTTGCAGGTAATGTAACTACTTCAACAGGTACTCTAACAATTAATGGCGGCACTGAAAATCTTTTAGGATCATTTGTTTCTACAGACAGTATTGCAGAAATAAGAATACAGGATAATAGTAAATATACGAGATTGCTAACTGTAGGCACTCAGTTTAAAATAATGCCAAATAATGGTTCTGAAACTTTAATATTAGACGGTAATAATGATTCAGCAACTTTTAAAGGCAGTTTAACTATGCCTAATTATATTATTCACGATGGCGACTCAGATACTCAGTTTGGTTTTAGTGGTGCTAATACTTTTATAGTACACACAGGTGGTAGTGATAGATTTAGTATTACTGGTGATGTTGGTGTAGTAGGAGCAACTGATTTCTTTATACCACAAGGTAGAAAATTATTATTAGATGGTGCTGGTGGTCATACTTATATAGAAGAAGAAAGTGATAGTAATCTTAAATTTTACGTTGGAGGTACTGAAGCAATGCTCGTTTCAAATGCTGGTACACATTTTACCTCAACTTTAACTATACCAAGCTACATATACCACGCTAGTGATCCTAGTACCGATACATATTTTGGATTTAGTGGTAACGACACTTTTGTAGTTTATACAGCAGCTGGTAAAGGAATAGAAATTGATTCAAATAGAAATGTAGATTTTACAGGATCTGTAGGTGTTGGTGTCGCGGGAGGTTCTAATGCTAAATTAGAAGTCGTTTCTGCAACTGGTGAAGTTTTCAGAGCTGATGCAGCTAGCGGTGCTTTTAGAATAGTTGCAGACCAAACAGGAGTAAATACTCAAGGTGTTTTAGCTCACGCGGGTAACGCAACTTTTTCAGGTGATGTAACAATTAGTGGTGATTTACAAGTTAGTGGCGAAACAACAACAACTAATGTTGTAAATTTAGATGTATCAGATAATATAATAGGTTTAAATAGAGGATCAACATCAAATGCTAATGATTCAGGTTTAATAATTGAAAGAGGTAGTACAGGTAATAATGCTGCTTTCTTATGGGACGAAGGGGATGACGCTTTTGTATTTGGTACAACAACAGCAAACCCAGCAGCAACTGGTAATATAACTTATGCTTTTGCACCTATAAAAGCTGGTAGTGCAACTTTTTCAGGTACAGTAACAGCTGACAATATTGTAAAAGCAACAAATGCTGGCACTGAAAACGCTATGCTTCAAGCAAGCGCTACAGGAACTGGTTATGCTGGTGTGTACTTAGACGCATCTAATGGGGATTTTAGTGGTAATGATTATTTTTCTATTGTACAAAAAAATGATTTATCCGTTGAATTCGATGTAAGAACGAATGCTGGTAATACAATATTTAAATCAAAAGGTGCTACCAACCTTACAATGGATGGTGCAAATTCAACTTTTTCAGGCGATGTATCATTAGGAACAGGTAAATCTATTTATTTAAGTGGAACTTCTGGATTAAGGTTATTACACGATGGCTCTAATGCTCATATAATTAATGGAGGTACTGGAGATTTAAACTTTAAAAATGACGCTTCTGATAAAGATATATACTTTACTGGTACAGATGGAAGTACTGCTGTAACTGCTTTAACCTTAGATATGTCAGAGGGTGGTAACGCAACTTTTGCAGGAACAATAACCACAACAAGCACAGCAACAGGGGCTATAACTCTTAATGGTGGTACTGGGGTATCAACTACAGGTGCTTTTATTTTAAGACAAAACGGTGATGGTTCGGGTAATGGTATGGCTATTACAAGTAGTCACGCTACTAGCCACAGAATATGGAAAGACGCTGATGGAGTTTTAAATATTGGCGGTAGTGGTAATCCAAATGCTTTTCAACAAGATATTACAGGTAATGTAACTATTGAAGGTGATGGTACTTTTTCAGGTGATGTTGGAATAGGCACAATGCCATCAGGTGGTCCACAAGCTGCTTTACATGTTTCTGGACCGTTTAACACTAATGCACCCACAGGTAATGGTGTTTTAATGGGGTTATATAATAGCACGCATGGCTATATACAATTAAATGGTACCTCTGGTGGTTATATAGATTTTTCTGTTTCAGGTGTAGATCATAAAGGTAGAATATTATATGATAATACCTCTAATTATATGCGTTTTGATACTAATGGTAGTGAAAAATTGCGCATTGCCTCTAATGGTAATGCAACTTTTACAGGCGCTGTTACAGCTACGGCTTTTGGATCTACAAATATAGTAACAAATAAAGTTGTTAAATTTGATGGAACTTATTTCAATGATTCTACTATTACAGATACTGGCTCAGCAATTACATTAGGCTCAGCAACAACAATTAGTAATAAACTTTTTGTTGATGGGGGCTATGGTGTTCAAAAAGGAACATATGCTGAAAGAACTTTTACATCAGGTTATTTTGCAAATGGAACATCTAATCTAGGTATACTTCTAGAATTACAAAATGTTGCAATACAGGGTATGCTTAAAATAACTTTATCCGGCAGTTATTCTCATCAAAATATAACAGGTGAGCTTGAAGTTATAATACCTTTTGGTTTTAATCCTGGCTCAGGAAATAGTAGTGGTATTTGGGGTAATGGCTCAAATAAAGCAATTAGAGCAACAGGTGGAATAGGCGATGCATTCACTGTCGGTGATTTAGCTTGGAGTCCTTCAACACAAAGACATTATATACCTATATATAAAATAAATTCGCATGGTAACTCTGTAAAAGTTAGAGTGCAATATTTTGGTGGTAGTGCGCAAGAAATTGAAAACTTTAATTTAACATCACCAGCTGCAGTAACAATACCAACAGAATATCAAACAAAACATAAATCAATAACACAAGGAGATTTAGATTTAAAAGGTGACTTATATATACCAGGATATATAAATCATACTGGTGATTCTGGGACTGCAATTGGATTTGATGCTAACGATGTTATAAGATTAAAAACAGCTAGCTCAACAGCATTGCAAATTGATTCAAGTCAAAATGTAAAAGTTGTAGCTGGTAAGTTACAAATTAGTGGTGATAATGATCATTTTGTAGAACTTGTACAAAGTGGTGATGGTGATTTTACTATTGATGCACCAGATGATCTTAGGTTAGACGCAGGAGGTGGTGATGTAGTATTAAGAGCAGGTGGTACTGAATACGCTAGATTAACACATAACAATACAGGTTTAAATGTTACAACATCAGAATCGAATTCTAGTATATATTTATCACCAAATGGAACAGGTAATGTATATGCAAGTACAGATACTTTTATTATAACCGCAACAGAAGGTGAAATTGCAAAATTATTATTAAGAACAGACGAGGGCGATGACAATGGGGATGATTGGTACATACAAAACCACACCAATAATAATTTATTATTTACAAATGATAGAACAGGTTCACAATTAGCAAATCTAACATTAACCCCTCAAAGTCCTTCAAGTAGTGCAATAGCAACTTTTGCAGGTGATGTAGTAGTTGGAAATAGAATTCAAACAGCGGTTGGGAGCTCGGGAGCCCCAACATATACTTTTACTGGTAAAACTGATACTGGTATGTATGCTCGTGATCACAGTAGTAATGATAGATTAGCGTTTTCAGTAGATGGTTCGGAAAGAGGTTATTTTGATTCAAATGGTTTTCAAGTAGTAGGCAATGTGTATCTAAACTCAGGTAATTCGTTTAGAAACTATTCTGGTGTATGGGCTGCTACAACAGGTCAGACAGGTAATGGATTTACATTTTCTAATACAGCAGATAACAGCGGCGCTGTATTACTAAGTATTACATCTGACTCTTCTTCGGCTTCGGCTTCAGTTGCAACTTTTTCAGGTAAAGTTAGTGTTGGAGGTGGTGATATATCAACAGCACAAATGGCTTTAAAAGGTCAACAAAGTTTATTGAGTTTTATTAGAGGAACTTCTGGTGATGCTCAATTTTTTATGAGCTCTGACTCATCAAAATTATACTTTACACATACAGATATACAAAGCACTAATCAAATTTTAACATTAAACTCAAGCGACGAATCTGCAACTTTTGCAGGTGATGTATTATTAGGAGATGGACAAAAAGCTAAATTTGGTGATAACCCAGATCTACAAATATATCATAACGGATCACATAGTTTTATACAAGATGTAGGTGCTGGTGATTTAAGATTATTAGCGAGCTCAATAAAATTACAAAATACTTCTGAATCTAATATATTAACATTAGCTAGTGATTTATCTGCAACTTTTGCAGGTTCTGTAACTGCTTCGGGAGATATTATTGCAAGTGGTCAAGCATCACCTACAATAAGTATATCAAGTAATACCGCGGGTACAGGTAAAACTTATTCTTTAATATCAAGATTTGATGGAGACTTTGAGATTCGAAATGGTAATACAAATTTTTTATTAATTGATGGTACAGCAAATAGCGCAACTTTTGCAGGTGTAGTAATAGCTCCATTAGGAAATAAAGGTGCAGCATCATATAGTTTTACTGGAGATACAAATACGGGAATGTTTTCAGATTCTGCTGATACACTGAAATTTGCAGCGGGAGGCAATACTATGCTCCATGTAAATGTAAATGCAGGAAAAGTAGGAGTTGCTGGAAGTTTAACAGTGTCTTCAGATATTGAAGATAGAGACATACCTTGTTTGTTTAATAGTAATTGGTATGACGGAACATCTAACGCGATATTACTAGTGCCATTTAATAGACATGATAATGAAGCAACAGTTTCTAGTAAATCATATTATCATTACTTAACTATGCCCGCTGCTGGAAAAGTAACTAAAGTTGTTATGAGAACCGTAACAGGTAGCGCAAGTAGCGGCATGACAACACAGCTTTTCCTTTATGTAAATGGTTCACAGGTGACTAGTAGCTCAGAGTTAACCATTTCAGGCAGTACAATAACATGGTCACCAACATCAAGTAATACATTCGCCGAAGGAGATGAATTGAGTTTTGGTTACCAAAAAAATGCGTCAGGAAAAACATGGGATGGAGTTTCTATGGGAATTATAGTAGAATTAACAGATTACGATATATAATATGGGATATTTTGAAAATTTAAACACGGCAAACCTTAATCTTAAAACAGATGGAGAGGTAAGATATGTAAACGGAGGATATACACTTGTTCCTTGGATGGAAAGCTTAGACGATGATTTATACCAAGGTTGTATTGACGATCTATTAAAAATGAATTGGGCACATTATAAGTTATATTTAGTTGGAGGTCTTTTACAAGGCTGGAAAACAACTGATATAGATATTTGCATAACAGGAGAAGTTGATGAAAATTTACCAGTTTTAATGAAAGCAGCAATGAAGTTAGGCCCCTTTGACATGTATTATGTAAAGTCTTTAGATGATATAAAAGGAACAGGCAATAGAATATGGGAATTTGCAAAACCTGATTGTAAACCACATGAAGGATCAGCTAGATGGCACGGACAATGGAAAGCTGATGGTATGTTCTGGATGACTGAAAAATTTGATCCTAAAGGTAGAACTTACGATAAAGAACCTTTAGCATTAAATTAATAAAGTAAAAATTACGTAAAATACGTAATGATATAAACATAGTAATAACAATTAAAATTAAATTTTATGACAAAGAAAACAGATGATTTAAAAATCACAGACGAAGAATTAAAACTAATTCAAGAAAAAGTACAAGAAATTAATAATTTGCAAATGCAAGTTGGTGGATTGGAAATTCAAAAACAAATGGGTGTAATGCAAGTTAACCAAGCACAAGCTCAATTAGGAGAGTTACAAAAAACGCTTGAAGAGAAATATGGTAAAGTTTCAGTTAACTTAACTGACGGCACCATAAAAGAGATTGAAGAAGATGAGCCTAATAAGGAAGATTAGTATAGGTAGAGATTATAAAAATGATGCAATGCATTATTCCGTTGGACAAGAAGTTTACGGTGGCCATACAATAGATTCAATTATTGAAGAAGATAATAAATTTTCTATTTTTATTAAAAAAAAGAACGAGGTTTTACCTTGGAAAGATTTTAATAAGAATATGGCTGTTGCAGTTGAATATAATTTAGAGTATTAATGCGTAGTGTTTTTGACTTTATAATCAAACCAAAAAATAAAAGATACGACAATATAAAACAAATCGATGATAAAGAGCTGATATTAAATTCAGAAATATCTGATCATCGATATGTAAGTCGTGTTGGTGTAGTTTTATCAACTCCTAAACTAGAAAATACCGAAATTAAAATAGGTGATGAAGTTATTGTACATCATAATGTTTTTAGAAGATGGTATGATGTTAGGGGTGTAGAACAAAATAGCAGAAGTTATTGGGAAGATAATAAATATTTTGTTAAGTCAGACCAAATATTTTTATATAAAAGAAATAACAAGTGGTATTCGCCAAAGGGCTATTGTTTTATTAAACCAATTGAATCAAATAATATATTATTAGAAAAAGAAGTTCCATTAAGGGGTATTATCAAATATGTTGATAAAGAGCTTAAAGATATAAATAAAGAAGATTTAGTTGGATTTACACCGAGCAGTGAATATGAATTTATTGTTAACGGTGAAAGATTGTATAGAGTATTAACTAATTCAATATCTATTAAGTATGAACGTCAAGGAAACGAAAAAGAATATAATCCAAGCTGGACATAGAGCGGTCGAAGAACTTATTAAGGTTGCCAAAGAAGCTATTGTAGATTCAGATGATGATATATCAGCTGATAGGTTAAAAAATGCAGCCGCTACTAAAAAGCTAGCTATATTTGATGCTTTTGAAATACTTAATCGAATACAAGAAGAGGAAAATATGTTAAATGATAAACCTAAGGAAATTAAAAAACAAAATGTTTTTAAAGGGTTTGCTGAAGGAAGATCTAAGTAATGTATAAACAATCATTATATAGCGTTATAGAGCCTATAAAAATCAATACGATTAAAAGGCTTAATAAAGCAAAAAAGTGGAAATACGGCTATAATAAGGAGCACGACGTTGTCGTTATAAGTAAAACGGGAATGATTGGTGAGATATATGAGATACAAAATCTTAAAATAGCTTTACCAAAACAAAAAAATATATATAAATTTGAAAATAACAAGTGGGGAAAGTTTGAATATCCAAAACCTTTAGAAAGAATTAAAAATGTTTTAGATTTTAAACAATATCCACAAGAATTTAAAGAAAAGTGGTATGATTACATCGATAATGAGTTTATCCGTAGGGAAGAAGGTTTTTGGTTTTATAACAAAGACGTTCCTACTTACATTAGTGGTACTCATTACATGTACTTGCAGTGGTCTAAGATTGACGTCGGGGCACCAGAGTTTAGGGAGTCAAATAGATTATTCTTTATTTTCTGGGAAGCTTGTAAGGCAGATTCACGATCCTATGGGATGTGTTACCTTAAGAACAGGCGTTCCGGGTTTTCTTTCATGGCCTCAGGAGAGGTGGTTAACTTGGCAACCATATCAAGTGACAGTAGGTATGGTATATTATCCAAGTCCGGTGCTGATGCAAAGAAGATGTTCACAGATAAGGTGGTACCCATATCAGTTAATTATCCCTTCTTTTTCAAACCGACCCAGGACGGAATGGACCGTCCAAAGACCGAACTTGCCTACCGTGTCCCCGCAACCAAGTACACCCGTCG